ATCCGGTGAGATCGGGGAGAGGTCTTCAACCACAGGTCGCCTGGGTTACCTGGCTTCCTCGTCACTGTATGGTGGTGGTGTGGTTGGTGCACAGATCACCGGTGGTGTCAACCTGTCTTCCGGTTCCAATCCGGAAGCTGGTCCATATGCCCTTAACAACGGTTATTCGTCTCCGACTGGTTCGTCGATCCTCGGCGGCTCTACGTGGCGAATTGTTGTTTCTGGTGTTGCTGGTGTTAACAATAATAACACTGGTACGGCTACCAATGATCAGCACGTCACTCTTGGCTCGCTCACCGACTATGATCCGGATCTTTCCGGTTCCGCTGTCGTCGTTGTAGAGGGTGCTCTGAGTAACTTTACTGCTGATTCTACCGCTTTGAACCTTGATGACCTTGTGGCCATTCAGGTTTCTGGTGGCTTGGGTGCTCAGGGAGGCTTTAACCAGATCTCTCTCAGTGGAAACGCGGCGTCGGGTACCGTTCGTCTCGTGCGACGTCTTACCCAGTTCAGTTCCGGATCTAATGGTGCCTTCGTGGGCAATCGTTCGTCGGACAATGTGCTGTTTACGTTCTCGTCTGTAGAAACTGGCATGCTCACCTCGGGTGCAGCTGATGCTCAGCCTGCATCGAATCCGTTTGGTGCTGCAATTACCGGTGCCATCGGTGGTGCTGCTAACGTTAGTAACACTTGGTCGTGGCCTCAGACAGATGACTTTGACAATGCCAACGCGCTTGGCTCTGTTATCGGTGCTGCGGAGTGGGGACTTGAGAATAGTCCGAACATCCCGGAGATCGATATCAAGGTCGACAGTGTGGCCGTTACCGCGGTTACCAAGAAGCTCAAGGCCAAGTGGACCCCGGAGTTAGGACAGGATCTTAACGCCTACCACAACCTTGATGCTGAAGTCGAGCTTACTCAGATTCTGTCTGAGCAGATTGCTCTTGAGATTGATCGAGAGATCATTGAGGATCTTGTTCGTGGTTCGACTGCCGGTACTCGTTACTGGTCGCGTGCTGCTGGCCGCTTCCTTAATCGGGAAACCGGTCTCGAGGTTGGTGGTTCAACAACCCCCGATTTCACTGGTAACGTGAGTGAGTGGTATGAGACTCTCATTGAGACGATCAATGATGTCTCTGCACAGATCCACCGCAAGACTCTTCGCGGTGCTGCCAACTTCGTCGTCTGCGGACCTGAAGTTGCCAACATCCTTGAGTTTACTGCTGGCTTCCGAGCCAATGTGACTGCGGATAGTGATCGTGGCGATATCGGCACTGTGAAAGTCGGTTCGCTTTCCAAGAAGTTCGACATTTATGTCGATCCATACTTCCCCCGTAGTTTGATCCTTGTTGGTCGACGCGGAGGTAGTTTCCTCGAAAGCGGGTATGTATACGCACCTTATGTGCCGCTGCAGACCACGCCTACGATCTTCGGTGTTGAAGATTTCGTGCCCCGTAAGGGAGTCATGACTCGATACGCCAAGAAGATGGTCCGTCCTGATATGTACGGGCTTGTGATTGTTAGCGATCTAGTCTAGAGCTGACTTCGGTCAACTTTTCTGAAAGCCCCGGCTCGAAAGAGTCGGGGCTTTCTATTTAGTAGTGAACTTAACGAGGTATTCTCAATGGCGATCCCTAATTTAAATCCGTCTTCCACTACTCAAAGCAATATATTACCAATTACTGGCGCAATTGCGAATGTATCTGGTGCTCTTCCGTTTGGGATTTATGTGAACTCTAGTCCGTTCCTTTCGGGCGCCGTAGATCAGGTAGCTTATACATATAAGAAACTCGGCGGCGATGTACTTGATATAGAACTTAGTCAAGGAAATGTTTATGCAGCCTATGAAGAGGCTGTGCTAGAATATTCTTATATTGTTAATATACATCAGGGCAAGAATACTTTATCTGATCTTTTAGGCGCCCAAACAGCCTCATTTAATCAGGATGGACAAATCACTTCAGGCGACGGCCTTTCGGGGTCTAGTATTGAGTTACGATATCCGCGTTTTGATTATGGGTATGTTCGGAGGATCTCGGAAGGCTTAGCAACTGAGACCGGCTTCGGCGGCCTCGTTCCCATATATTCGGCCTCGTTTACCACGATTAACAGCAGACAAGATTATGATCTCCAGACCCTTATTTCATCGTCCTCTTCTGCGGACACAACCCTTCCGTATTATGATCAAGTAAAAGGGAAAAGAATTATTGTGCGCAAGGTGTTTTTTAAGACCCCTCGTGCTATGTGGAGGTTCTATGGTTACTACGGAGGATTCTCGGTGGTAGGAAACTTAAGAACTTACGGCCAATATGCCGACGACTCTACGTTTGATATAGTGCCGGTGTGGCAGAATAAGCTTCAGGCCATGGCCTACGAAGACGCTATCTATACAAGAACGTCGCACTATTCGTATGAAATTAAGGATAATAATCTTAGGCTTTTCCCAACTCCGATTACCACAAGTCCTCTAAAGTTTTGGGTACAGTTTACAATTGATAATCAATATGAACCTTGGGACGAAACTGGCCGCGGCAATCAAGGGATCAAGGGTATCAATAATCTAAACACACTTCCATTTGAAAATCTTCCTTATGCTAGTATTAATTCAATAGGAAAGCAATGGATTCGAAGATTTGCATTGGCTCTTACTAAAGAGATTCTAGGACAAATTCGAGGAAAGTTTGCCCAAGTGCCCATTCCCGGCGAAAGCGTCACTCTAAATGCTACCGAGTTGCTCTCTCAAGCAAAAGAGGAACAAAAAGATCTTCGGGAGGAGTTAAAGACGCTTCTGGACGAGATGACTTATGATAAGCTTGCCACTGTCGATTCCACCATGCAGGATGCTGCCGAAAAGGTTCTTTCTAATGTGCCCACGGGCATTTATGTGGGCTAGGACTTTAAATCATGGCCCGAAGCACACGTAGTAAAAGAACCCAAGAGCAGATTCAGAAGAAATCTCGCGAGAAGAGATATGCTCATATTGGGGACAAAGAGGTAGAAAGCAAACTAGAAGAAGTAACCCTTCAGCCGTCTGGTCTTGAAACAATTGACCGTGCTATGTGGCATTTCATTAATGTAGAGCTGGATTTAAATTTGTTTTCTAACGATGGGTTTAAAAAAGTTCCTGTTCTATGGACAACCGCCGAGCGCGCCTATCAAGTTAAGAATGACAAGGATCTACGGGATAAGGATGGTACGTTGGTGCTACCGCTTATAACTATTGCTAGAACCTCTACAAACAAGGAGCCAGATCGCCGCGGCGTCCCCTATGCTCATCTTTTCCCCGAGCCAGATGCTAAAGGGGGCACCATCACAATCGCTCGCACCATCAATCAGAAAAAAACAGCAGAATATCAAAATTCTTTGGCGAATCAAATTTACGGCCCCCTCCCTGGATCGCGCTCTAAAAGATATAACACTAATAAAAGAGAGATGAAGCCGCCTAAGGTAGTATATAATACCATTACTATTCCGATTCCTACGTGGGTGACGGTTACTTACGAAATTGCGCTGCGAACGGAATATCAGCAACAGATGAATGAGCTTGTAAGGCCCTTTTTTACGGTCGCCGGCAATTCTCGGATGCCTAAACGAATAAGTTCTTTGGGACATTCATATGAGGTTTTTATAGACGGGTCTTTTTCTGATAATTCTAATCAACTCGCCCTAGGTATGGAACAAAGAAATTATGAAACTTTAGTTAGGGTGGAGGTGCTGGGATATTTGATCGGCGCCGGTGAAAATCAAGAGCCCCCCGCTATTGTAACACGCGAGAACGCCGTTGAGTTTAAGTTCGGCCGTGAGCGCGCGGTTTTTGGTGATATTCCTAGGACCATCCCTGACGGATGGTATAGAAAATAGCAAAGACATATTTTTACGATTAAGATTTTGTTTTGAAAAAAATAGAATAAGTCTGTTGCTGATATAAGACACTATTTAATAAGACCATTCAGTCTTAGGAGAGCTACACTAATGTCAGTTAAAAACTATAGATTTGTTTCCCCCGGGGTTTTTGTTGACGAGATCGACAACTCTCAAATCCCTGCATCGCCGGCAGGCATAGGACCCGCTATCATCGGCCGCGCCGAAAAGGGGCCTGCATTAAGGCCCGTGACGGTTCAATCTTTTGAAGAATTTGTTAACGTCTTTGGAGCCCCTTCACCGGGCCGCTCCGGTCCAGATGCTTGGCGCACTGGCGTCAACACGACAGCCACTACTTATGGTGGTTATGCTGCGCAAGCGTATTTAAGAAACAGCTCTCCCTTAACTTACGTACGTCTCCTTGGTGCAGAAGGCGAAGGAACGCTGACTGGAGAAGGTGATGCCGGATGGAATGCCGGCACCACTGGAGAGGCATGGGGTCTTGTTGTTTTCGAGCCCGAGTACGCTAGCGGATCCCAGTGGAAAGGTTCCGCCGGAGCGAGCACTTCCTATACCGACGGTGGCACTGGCTCTATGCAGGGTGTTCTTGCGGCGATTTTCTATACCACCGATGCGACTACCAATCTCTGGTTATCTGGTAACATCTTGGACACCACCACCGCTGCAGCGCAGTCGGGCCCATCAGCGCAAGGGTCTTCTGCCATTATTAAGGACACCGGAGTTCCTTACGAGTTCAAGATGGTTGTTTCTAATGCTAGTGGATCTGTTGCAGTTACCTCATCTTTCAACTTTAATCGCGGCGATTCTAAGTACATCAGAAAGGTTTTTAACACAAATCCTCAGAAGACTAACTCTACAGTTACTCAATTAAAAGATAATTATTGGTTAGGTGAGTCCTTCGACCGTCACCTTAAAGCAAATATTACTGCGAGCACCACCTGGGGTGCAATTGTTCTGCTGAAAAATAATGCCGGCACGAACGCCGGCAGAGATCATGAAGATCCCCTGCAGGGCGCCCAGGCCCCCATTATTATTGGTTCTGATACCATTAATCGCGGTACCGCCGCAAGCAATGGTTTTGATATTGAAGCAATGCCTTCTTTGTTTACCGTGCATGCTCTGGAAGAGCCCGGCGCCTGGACCAATAAAAACCTTAAAATCTCTATTCAGGATATTAAGGCATCCACAAATGAGTCGGATGCTTATGGTAGTTTTTCCCTTGTCGTTCGTAAGTTAAGTGATAGCGACAATGTGGTCAAGGTGGTGGAACAGTTTGAAAATTGCAATTTAAATCCTGATTCGTTAAATTATGTAGCACGCATGGTGGGCGATCGCCGCCGCACTTGGGTTTCTGCTGAGCGACGCTACAAGATTGAGGGCGATTATAATAATCGTTCGGACTATATTCGAGTTCAAGTAGCTAGCAATGTCGAAAATGGCGCGGTGAACGCCACCGTGCTTCCCTTCGGCTTCAAGGGCATCGTTAAGTATGCTGATGAGACAGCGATCGAAGCCACCAGCAGCACTGGCGGTAATTGGGTGACTGGAACGACGAAAGCGAAAGGTCGCTTCGAATACAGCACCGCCGGCAGCGGCGGCACCAACTTCGCCAATATGGCCGCGCCTATGCGCAACAACTGCTTCGTGGTTAGTGGAACTCATCTTACCGCTTCTGTTCTGTATCCGGCTCCCGAGCTTCGGGTATGCGCAGGGTCAGGCGGCCTCGCCAATCCTACGGACGCATACTTTGGAATGCAAGTCTCCCGCACGTCGGGAAGCACCGTCTTCGATGACTCGACCATTGATCTTTTGATGGCTCGTGGTGGAATTGTCGGCAACATGTTTGCCGGCGCATCTTCTGCCCAGCGAGAACTGTCTATGTGGTTTACTCTTGATGACCTCAGCGGCTCGTCAAGCGGCTCTAAGGGCATTGTTAAGTGGGTTTCCGGCTCGCATGCCGCTGGTACCTCTCTTACCTGTCAGGCCGGCGCTGTTTCAGGCGTCCTTGATGTTGGGTTCGATAGGTTTACTGTGCTTCTGTATGGTGGATTTGATGGTCTCGACATTACAGAGATGGACCCCTTTAACAGTCGACTCCTTAATGGAATCCCCAATATTAGCGAGCAGAATAGTTATCAGTTTAACTCGATTAAGCGCGCCATTGATTCGTTAACGGATCCTGAGGTGGTGGAAATGAATCTGGCCAGTGTGCCGGGTCTTACCCATGAAGGACTTACTGCTCAGCTGCTCGATGTTTGCGAAGATCGGGCAGATGCTCTGGCTGTTATCGACCTGAAGGGCGGATTCCAGCCTCGCGAGGACAGCACTGAAATTCAGAGAAACAACACGGCTTCGTCATTGAAGACCGTTATTAACAACCTGCGCGATCGAGCCATTAACTCGTCGTATGGTTGTGCGTTCTATCCATGGCTCCGAGCACGGGACACGATTTCCGGCAACTTTGTGTGGCTTCCGCCCTCTGTTGCAGCGATTGGTACGTTCTCTAGCTCACAGCGAAAGACCGATGTGTGGTTTGCCCCTGCTGGCTTTAACCGCGGCGGCCTGACTGAGGGTGCAGCCGGAATTCCGATTCTGGATGTTTCACATCAGTTGCGACGAATTGATCGTGATGATTTATACAGCGCGAACATCAATCCGATTGCGAAGTTCCCGGCTGAGGGTATTGTAATCTTCGGACAGAAGACGTTACAGGTAACTCAATCTGCTCTGGATCGCATTAACGTGCGCCGTCTGATGATCTTCGTGAAGAAGCGCATCTCGCAGTTTGCTGCCAGGATTTTGTTTGATCCCAACGTCAAGGTGACCTGGAACCGCTTCCTGAGCAGGGTTAACCCCTTCTTGGCTAGTATTCAGACCCGATTTGGCTTGACCGAATTTAAGGTGGTCCTCGATGAAACTACAACTACTGATGAGTTGATCGACAGGAACATCATGTACGCACAGATATTCTTGAAGCCTACACGAGCGATTGAGTTTATCGCAATAGACTTTAATATTACGCGTACCGGTGCATCGTTCGATGATTAAAATGAGAAATGAAAGGATTTTTCCATCAAGGAATCTAGTTAATACAGACTTTACAGGAGACTTATAAAATGGCATTTTGGAATGACGCAGCATCCGAACCAAAAAGACAACATAGATTTTTGGTTTACATGGATTTAGGACAAAACGGGTTTGTGCCTTATCTGGCCAAGTCAGTGACGAAGCCTTCTTTTGAGGTTTCTGAAACTGAACACAAGTTCCTCGGGAATACGTATTATTATCCCGGGTCGCTTACATGGAATGAAATCACCTGTACGATTATTAACTCAATCGATCCTGACGGACAGGATCTACTTCTGGCCGCTCTGGAGAAATCTGGTTACCTTTTTCCCAATGTGCAGGGCGAAGCGATCTCGAGCTTCCCTGGCACGATCAATAAAGAAGATAGTCTTAGTGCGCTTGGCGAGGTAGTCCTGGCCGAGCTTGACGGCGAAGGCCGTGAGGTTGGTGTCTGGACTCTCAAGAATGCATTTATAAAGTCCGCTACTTTTGGTGATCTTGATTATGCTGGTGACGAATTACTTAATATTGAGATCGGAATGCGGTATGATTGGGCTGCATACGAAAGCAAGAAGGGCGGCGGCGGAGTATACGGCGGCGCCTAAATAATACGAAAGAAGGTCGTGAATGTCACAACGAAATAACTTGGAGCGCGCTCTCGGCGGCCCTGCTCCAGTCGTGCCGGATCAAGGAAGCCCGGCAGCTGCACAGCAAGGTGCAGGAGAAATGTTTTCCTTTGTAACTCCTACAGAATTTGTTGATTTGCCCAGCAAGGGCCAGTTTTATGGTCCAGGGCACCCTCTGCACGATGAAGAAGTGGTTGAAATTCGCCACATGACAGCTAAAGAGGAGGATATTTTAACTTCTGAGTCTCTTCTGAGGCGCGGCCTCGCGGTGGATCGAATGTTACAATCTCTTTTGATAAATAAAGAAGTCAAGATTGGTGATTTGCTTATCGGAGATAAGAATGCTCTTATCGTCGCCGCGCGCATTACGGGCTTCGGGCCACACTATGACACAATGGTGGGATGTCCGGCGTGTGGAGAAACGGTATCTAATCCTTTTGATTTATCCGAATTAGATTTAGTCGATCATACTGATCTTCCCAGCAACGTAACATTGAATGAAGATGGTACGTTTACTGTTCAGCTGGAATCAGTGGACTTCACAGTGCAAATGAGGCTTCTAACCGGAGCAGACGAAAAGCGATGGAACAAGAAAAAAACCAAAAAGAAGAAGCTTAAATTACCTGATAGTACCATTACGGACCAATTAAAGCTTATTGTGGTAGGGATAGAAGACTCTCGTGATCAGAGCATAGTTAATGATTTTGTGGACGCAGTTCCTACCAAGGCTTCTCGCGAAATCCGCGCCGCTTATGAGAGCGTGATGCCCAACATTGATCTTCATCAGGAATTTACATGTCCAGAATGTCATCATGACGGGAGGATTGCTGTACCTTTGACGGCCAACTTTTTTTGGCCTGACACCTGAGTATCAACGCCACGTTTATGAAGAATTCTTCATTCTGAAGCACCATGGGGGATGGTCATTCTTCGAAGCCTACAATTTGCCGGTTCAGTTAAGACGTTGGTTTATCCAGCGTTTGGTTGAAGAGTTCGAGAACGAAGCTAAGGCAATGGACAAGAGTAGCAAAGGTAGCCGCGGCAAATAATGCGCGGCTTTTTTTGTTTAAACTATTTATTAGAAGAGGGACTGCTATGAATGACCTGGTACCTATTGAAATTGATTTAAACGTCGACCCCAGTAAGATAGACGAGAGCTTTCTTGTCACTTTTGCGGGTCTTACTAAAATGTTGCTTAAATATATGTTTGGGGGGAGCCCTGCTCCGGCAAAGATTCGTGGCACTCCAGCCCAAGTTTCCGCTTTTACAGGCGCACTTGGCAGAGAGAAAAACTACATGGATGCATTCTTAAAGTATGGCCTCAATGACGAACGAACCCTCTCCAACCGGGGCAGATTAAATTCTGCCGTATCGAAGTTCGAAAGATCGACGGGACTTCGGTGGCCCTATACTAGCTAAGAGTAATTTATTATGGCTGACGATCCCACAGTAAATATAGACCTTGACAGGCTAAGCAATGAAGCGCTGCAGCAGCGCATTGAACTCCTCAGAGAGAAAAATGATCTCGAAAGGGAGGCTGTGTCTGGCGCTCAGGCGACCTACGATAAGGCCACAGAACGGAACGAAGAGACAAT